GCCGACCACTTCGCATTTGCCTTGGCGCTATTGAGACTTGCTGCTGTCATATCTCCAAACAGTACAAGATTTGACTTTGTTGTTTTGGGCGATCAAGTGCCAGGCGGAGACGAAGGCGTATCGGAAGATGGTAGAAAGATAGAGCGTAGCAAAATATGGGAGAATACATACTATTATGTTGAAGAAGACGGTACAAAAACACCTATTGTCTCTCGTTTCTTCTAGTGAGATTCTAGAGTCAATAGCTGTTGGACTTATCGGCACGGAGCCGTTTTATGGGCTCGTGCGGGACGAAGCAGTAAGGGCCGTTTCTGGCGAGACCGTTAGGGCTGCAATAACAAAGGCAGTTCAGGAGGCAGTGGCTGTCGCGCTTAGGGATTCGGTTATAGTCGTAAATGACAATGACATTTTAATCGTGCCAAGTGACGGGATTGGAGAGCATGACTTTGACAGGCTGGCAAGGCTTATTCCGAAAGATAGACATATAGGTGTTATCGCTGCCAGCGACGTGAAGCTGTTGAGGCTTTCGTGATGGGCATAGACGTTAGTTTGTGCATGATCACGTATAACAAACTTCCGTTTTTGCAAAGAACAATTGATGCAGTTATAAACAGTCTAGACGAATCACTCCACTTTGAGTTTATAATTTTCAACAACGGAAGTGACGACGGAACTGAGGAATACCTGTCCATGTTCTCTCACGTTTGTCCAAAGAACGTTGAGTGCAAGATTTTGACAGGGGACAAGAATTATGGACTAAATGCATACGGAATGATAGTCCCGCTTGCTACTGGCGACATAATTGTAACAGTCGACGATGACATATTTGAAATAGAGCCACCTGGATGGGAGGGCAGGTTCAAGAGAGTTTTGACAAGTAGATTCGGTGGCAGGAAATTTGGGTATGTTAGCACAGACACAATAAATGACGATGGCGGGAGATGGGAAGGTTCTCCTCTCGGACACGCCTCTATTGACGGAATGATGATAGAGATTGGGAATGCTGGCGGGTGGTTCGCAGCAACAACGCGCGAAGTTATAGACGCCGTTGGTGGATTCCATACCGGGAAGGGACTAATGCACCTTGAGGACGCGGATTTTCAGTCAAGGGTTGCAGGTAAAGGGCTTCTTGTTGGGACACTGTTGGACACAAGGGTATTCCATGCCCGTAGTCCTAGATTTTACACAGAGCTAGGAAGGGAAGGCACCTATCGTGAGAAGTCTGCTCTTGCGAGATTAGAAGGGCTTACTTTAGAGCCACTCGCTTGACAGAATTATGTAAAGGGGGTAGAATGCCATTATGAGTGTAAGAATTTTCATTAATGACGGAGCACTAAGCAAGGCAAGTGTGACGCAGGTTGCTTCGCGCTTGCCGAGAACAGTTGTCGGTAGAAGTTCAAGAGAGGAAGAAATTCTTGACTTAATGGATGCTGTCGCGGTTGTTCCATTCCTAAGCGCCTCTGGTGCAGTTGTTGGTCGTGGCGTTGTCGGGCCTGGGTTCGACATTGTTGAGGCAGAACTGGACAGCGGCGGTTCGCAGAGGAAACGTAAGAGGATTCTTGACTTTTTTAACTATGTTAGTCCTATGCAGGCAAACGTGAAGGACATATACAGTCCGCTCGCAAAGATATACACCACTGCATTCTCTTTTAGAATCTTTGGTCATGCCGCATGGGAGATTGTCAGGGAAGAGAAAACTGGTCGCCCTCTTGGGTTTGACGTCATACCTGGGGTTATTAAGCCAAATGTTGAGCCAGATGGAAGGTTCAAGAAGCCAGCGTATGTTCAATACTTGAGAGTTGGTGGAGTCGAATCTAAGTCTGAGTTTGCGAGTCCAGAAGACGTTGTGTTTTTCGCTGTTCCAGACTATGCTGGTGGCATATATATGGCAGAATTGTTGTCTCTGACAGAGTATACATTGCCAAGTGAGATATATGCAGCAATAGCATATAGGTCTTTGCACGAGAACCGCGACGCACCTTATTCTGGATTTTGGTTTACTCCTAACGACATAGATGACGACACCTTTTCTAGATTTGTTGCTATGGTCAATTCTAGATATACCGGCGCAGAGAATTTTGGGCGCAACCCTATCATAATGAAGGGTGAGGGAGGCTTTAAGCAGATTTCCACCGCAAGGGAAGATGCGCCCTACGTTGAAGGACGTGAGCTAAATAGGAATGAAATATCTGCGTCCACAGGCGTTCCCGGTGCAAAGTATGGCATAGAGTCAAGTTCTGATATGAGGGAGTTGCGTCGTGAGTTTTACGAGTCAACTCTCAGGCCAATGATGGCCCTTCTTGAAGAGGCAATATACGTGAATGTTTGTATAAGGCTCTTCGACGCACCGGAATGGAAGTTTAAGTTTAGAAGGCCAGACTTCACAACGGCAGTAGAGGACGCCTCTATTGAGCTTCGTAGGATTCAGTGGGGGCAATGGTCCCCCAATGAGGCAAGGGCATCTCGCGGTGAAATGCCTAGAGAAAATGGCGACTATTATCTATTGCCTAAGAATATGGATATGGTCGGGCCAGATGGGAAACCAGGCAGGCCAGAAAACGAACCAGTCGACGACGACGAAGGGAATATGGAGCCAGGCGAAGAAGATCAGGTTCCTGCAACAATGCCGCCTGAACAACCAGACATGGAAGAAAGTTCAATCGCTGAAGAATTGAGAAAGTGGCGCAAGTTTGCAATTAGGATTGCAAATGGTAAAAGATTCAGACGCCAGTTTGTGCCAGTGTCACTTCCAGAAGAAATCTCGCTGTATGTATCAGGCACGCTAGACTCTATCGGGAACGAGCCAGAGATCATTGCAAAGTTCTTTGACGAGTTTCTAGAGGAGGTTAGGAATGTCTATTAATAAGCCAGGGTTCGACTGTTGTGACATAAGGGCAATTCTTCTCGCGGCGAACGCTGTTGTTTCTGTTGTTTTGTTGGGAATGATTTATTCCTTTAGAAGAAAATATAAGCATATTCCAGATGGGTTTATTGGAATCATTGTGCTGTTGGCTCACTTTGTTGTATATTGCATTGCCGCATCACTGAAGGAGTTTGGCGCTATAGACATTATTGCTGAGTGCATTAAGATTAGTGACGCGTGCAGGTTTTTCTCTTGGGGGGTGTGGGCGGAGGCAATTAGGCTGCAGACGCTAGTAGAGCTAATCTTAATGACAATGACGGTAGCTAGGAGACAGAAATGGATCAACGATGGATTGAAGTAATTACTGCACTCGCACCAATACTTGTTGCTGCATTGATGTCTATACCTGGCATTTTGAGTTATAGAAATACAAGAAAAAGAGATAAGGCTGAGGGAGTTGCAATAGTAAAGAGTGCTGAGAAATCTGACGCAGAAGCAAAGGCGGTGATAGTTACTGCCGCAAAGGGACTGCTAGAGCCATATATGGAAAAAGTGACAATCTTAGAGGAGCGGGACGCCGAGAGAGAAGCACAGCTCGTCGAAGTATTGTCTAGGCTTGCCGGAGTCGAAAGGAACAACTTCATCCTCTGCGACGGCGTCAGGAGGTTGATTCTGCAGATTAAGTCTCTAGGCGCTGTCCCTGTATTCGAGATAGACGACGAACTATGTAAAGAAATGAGCAATGGTCAAAATTAGTCATTGGTCATTTGACTTGGTATAAGAATGTATGGTATAAATAGGAGGCGTTGGAATGTTTGATTGGTCAAGTGGGTCGTTGGGTTACAGAATGAGTGCATTCCCCGACGACACGTATGCAATAGATTTTATACTAGATTCTAGTATCGTGAGAAAGATTTACGCTGCGTGGGAAGAAAGGGTGCACGGAGAGTTAGTTGACTACGGTGGCGGAGTAAGGGCAATCACGGCAAAGATGTTACTGTCTGCTGGTGAGGACTTCTTACTTGGAATCAAGAACATTGGAGAGGTTAGGGCTTCTCAAATCCTTAGCGATATTGCAGAAGCCGCAAGAGAGGCACCTTATGGCAGTGGTATATAGCAAGTATGATAAAATGAAGCCTGCAAATAGGTTCCACTGTATTAGGTGCGGGAAGCTAATTTCTACAATTGTTGCGGAGATTTATTGCAGTGATTGTAGGGAGAAGGTGAAAGAGCAAGTTGCCAGAGACGACGGAGAATTATCACAGAATCCCTGTGAGTAGTGGTCATAGCAACCACGAACTGAGAACCATAACGGTAGATTCGGGGAAGGGTATTAAGGCGCTATACTGCACCGACTGCAAGGAAATTGTCACTTATCTGTTTGATGTTGACAAGTGGACAATGGAAGAGGCAAGAGAGTGGGTAGACAGCCACAAGGAAGACATGGTGATTGCCGTTGTCGAGAAGGGCGATATTCCGTTGCTTGAGGACGATGATAAAATGGCAAAGAGATTAGACAGGCGCACGAAAGACTTAATCGGCTCTCGTGTGCGCTACAAGTCTTATGGGACATTCCTCCCGAAGGGTGCTGGCGAAAGTGATAGCGACACCATTTATGTTCGTGGGTTCTTTACCGACGATAAGATGGATGAAGTTGGCGACATCATTACTAAGGACGCAACCGTAGAGGCCGTTGAACGGTGGAGGCAATGGGGGAATATCAGGACTATGCATGATAGTCCTTCTGGCAGAATTGACCGCATCGGGGAGGCTGATGGCCTCAAGTGGAACGAAGTGGTCACGGTGCCAGTTGACGAACAGACAAAGAAGCTTATTCAGGGCGGGGTCTTGAAGGCTTACTCTGTTGGAATCATTCCGCGCGAGTATGAGATAAACGAAGAGGCGATTGCTGAGGCTGGCGAAGACGTCGACCCCTGGTTCTGGCCCCTAATTATTCACTCATACGACATGGTGGAGATTTCATATGTCGACCATCCAGCGAATTACGCTGCGGCAATACAAGAAGTTGGCAGCGAAAAGTTTAAGGGTATGTCCCATAGAACTGTACTTTTCAAGAATAGTGAAATTATGGGAGACAATATGGATCAAGTAGAAAAAGAAGCTGCGGGAGAACAAGAGGTTCTCGACGCGGTTGAGGACGAAAGTCCTGAAGTAGTCGATGGCGAAGATGTGCAGCCCGACGTTGATGGCAAGGGAAGCGAAGCTGAAGAGCCACAAGACGTTGAGCCTGAGATCGAGAAAGACGACTCCACAGAAGAGGAAGAGATTGTAGAAAAAGACGAAGAGGAAACCTTTGACGTTGCCCTGGCCGTGGGCGAAATAAAGGGATTGCTTGACGGACTTGAGTCGAGAGTCTCTGGACTAGTGGAATCTCTAGACGAACTCGCAGATCGTGTCGTTGAAAGATTTATAGATGCAATGTCCGTAGAGCCAGAACAGGCCGACGAAGCCGACGAAGAGTCTGGTGAGGACGAGCAAGAAGAGCCCGAAGTAGAAGTTGAAGACAAGGGCTTTGGGTTTGATGAAGACGCATTTGTTGATAGGGTAACTGAAAAGGTGATCGCTGGACTGACAGAGATTCTTGTTCCAGCGGCAACTCGCTCTGCAAGAGTCGTTGTTGACGAAGATGGCGAAGAGTTGTCACCAGAGACTTCCGTTGAGAAGACAAAGAGATACCTGGACATGACTCCTGCACAGCGTCGCGAGAGGATGAAAGAAGTCCTCCGAAGAACAATAAATAAATAGGTGGTGTAAAAATGGATTATAAGTCTGAACTGAAAAAGGCACTCACAGCAAGTTCTGCTGCCGGGACAGCCCTTATTCCTGAAGACCTTGAACCTATGATCCGCGCCAACCTTCTTGAGCTTTCGCCGCTGACACGCATGGTTCCAGTTGTTCGCGCAGATGGCAACATCCACAGGGTAGTTCGCCGTACTGCAAATAACGCTGCTGCGTGGTTCGAAGGCGAGATGACTGATGCAAGCTATAGCCAAAGCACGTATGAACGTAGGTCAGTGGAAGTAAAGATTCTGCGTACCCACGGACAGGCGTCTGACTTTATGGTTTCAGCGGCACGGTCATTTACGGACGTAATGGCAGACGAGATTGAGTCTGCTACGGAAGGTCTAGCGGACTTGTTTGAGTATTCAACAATTTGGGGTCACGGAGATGACCTTAGCTTTACCGGAGATGCCTACCAATACACAGGTCTGTACGGGTGGATTTTGAACGATTCGCCTACAGACAATGTGATTGACGCTGATGGAACAATTACACTGTCAGACCTGGACGACCTGCTTGACATTACGATGAACAAGTATCGGAACGTTCGGGACATGCAGTGGCTGTTCCTGATGTCACCACAAATGAATAGCAAGGTAACTGGCCTGCAAACTTTGATTCGCCGGGCAGTGCAAACTATCTCATTTGAAGGTGGTTTTGAAATGGAAACATACCGTGGTGTTCCTATCTTGAAGAGCGGCTTTGTTCGCCCTCTTGGAACAACCACATCCCCAGCAGTGACGGCTGCGGTAGCTGGAACTGGTGGTGGGTTCGCGCTTGGTGACGGTCTTTATAGATACAAGATCGCAAGCATCACAGTTTATGGCGAGCAAGTTGCCGGAACCGCTGACAGTGACACTGTCACAACTGCAACGCACGATACCGTCGATCTGACATGGACTGCAGACTCAACAGCGAAGCTGTATGCAATTTACAGAACGCTTGCTGGCGAAGCAGACGCGGATGCGAATTATGACCTGATTGACATTATCGCTGCAAAGACATATAACTCTGACGGTTCCGTGAACACAAATGTTGCTGCATATAGCGACACTGGCCTGACTGGACTGTCAAACATTCACCCGATGGCGGCTGGTGACGAGACAATCTTCCTGGTTGGCCTTGGGCAGCGCCAAGGACTTTCACGTCCTGTGCTGACACCGACCGTTGGAGAACCAATGGATTCGCTGGTGAATTATGTAACATTGTCGGAAACAACTGATAGCCTGCAATTTAGGCTGAAGTCATATCATACTGTGCAGGTTCCTTGGGGCGAGCTCCACGGGGCCGTTCGCCGTGTGACTGTAACATAATAGTTGTTTGTTGTGCCTCCTATCCTAGAAAGCGCCCACCCACCAATAGGTGGGTGGGCCTTTTGGATTGAGGCAGGAGATTAAGGGATATGAGCAAACTAACATTACACTTCCAGATGGTTCCAGGTTACGCACAAGAATTTGTTACGAAGTCTGGTGTTGGCTATGTCAAGATGATCGACCCACCAGCGGAGAATCCATTCCCAGGCATTCGTATTATAGGCAGGACTTTCATGCCTGACGGTGAGGCTAATGCACTTATCGAAGAGGGCCGAGCGGGGGCGCGGAAGTGGTTTGACAGATGGCTCCCGGTATATGAGTCTAGACCATACATCTATGCATGGGAATCGCCGAATGAACCACACCCAATGTGGGACGCTTCATTCAGGTACAATCTTAAGGAGTTCCTGATTGAGTGGAGCGCGTTGATGCACGCTCGCGGATGGAAGACTGTCGGTGGCAACTTTAGTGTCGGGTGGCCTGACGTAAATACCGCAAAGGATGTTGGTGCCGGAATACAGGCGTGTGACTATTTTGGATTGCACGAATACAGTGCACCTGCTATGTGGGACAGTGATTCTTGGTATTGTTTGAGATACAGACGAACGGTTGACGAGCTCGAAGCTGCAGGCTTTAATGTTCCGCCGATCCTGATTACTGAATGCGGGATAGACGGTGGTGTCCTTGGTGAAGTCGCTGCAAAGACTGGTTGGAAGACTTATGCAAGTGAAGATCAGTATATAGAGCAGTTAAAGTGGTATGATGGCGAATTGATGAAAGACGAGATTGTTGAGGCTGCAACAATCTTCACGGCTGGTCCGAATTTGGACTGGGTTGATTTTGAGGTTACGCAGTCTTTGGCTGACAAACTCGCAGCATATATCGTTGCGACTCCTAATCCAGAAGAGCCTCCAGTCGTTGACGACGAAAGGGCTCTTGGAATAGACGTTAGTAAGTGGCAGGGCAACATTGACTGGAATAAGGTCAAGGCCGACGGATATTCTTTTGTTATAATTAGGGCTTCTGGCCCGAATGACGACAGGACGGCAGTAGTAAAAGACCCAAGATTTGACGAGTATTATGAAGGTGCAAAAGCTGCAGGATTCCTGGTTGGCGCATATCATGGCCTACAAGACGGATTCGGTGGGCAGGCCCTGTTGTTTGTAGAATCTGTTGGCGACAGGCACTTAGACCTTGGCTACTTCTGCGACCTGGAAGTTAGTACGCTAACAGATGCAAAGTGCGCAGCACACCTTAATGCTGTTGACGAGAGGCTTGTCGAGAGATTTGGGTGGCCTGTTAGGAAATACGCGAAGGTTTACACGAGTCCAGGCTTTATGGCTGGGAGAGATACGTCCTGGGGAGAGGGTCGCGACTTGTGGCTCGCTCACTGGACAGACGACGAATCCGCTGTTATAGTCCCCGAACCTTGGGACGAATGGGAGTTTTGGCAAAACAAGGTTGGAGACTACGGATACGTTGATGGAATAAGTACAAGGATAGACCTTGATAAGTTTAAAGGGACTGTTGAGGCACTGATAAAGAAATATGCTCCTGAGAATGGAGGAGGCGAAATGATTGAAGTTATTGATGTTAATGGGGTTGTAGTGGAGAATGGATGGGTTGCTGCAGAGGCTCGTGGCGCGAGACTGATTAGCGCGGAACCGCCAGAGGGGGAGGCTGTTTGGAGAGTAAAGCAGCTTATTCTAGACACTGGTGGCAGTATGGCGTTTAGAGTATATGCGAAGGACGAGAATGGCGCACCTATTCCTGGCGTTGCAATCCTTGAAGGATGGCGCGATGGCGAATTGTTGCCAGACGACGCAGCGCCACGCTTGTCTGAAACTGTGTGGGAGCAGCCAGACGATGCAGACGGGGAACAATATCCAAATAGGCATTACAAGCTTCCAAGCAATTTCTCTGGCCCTGACGGGTACGTAGAATGGTTGTGGGGACCAGGAGAATTCCTAAACCCCGACGATCCTGCACATTGGGTCTGGATTATGCCTGGGGGCGACAAGTGGTACTCTGACGTGTTGGTTGTTCCTGGTTGGTGGGACGAGCACATAAAGTATTGGGTTGTGTTCACAAAGGCTGTTGGCGACGACGGAGGCGAAGAGCCAGTCGAGCCACCTAGCGGAGATTATTCTGAGATTGTTGTAGAGCTTCGCAGGATGGCAGACGCCGCAGAGTTTATGGTCGAACATTGGCCCTATAAATAAGTTCTGCAATCGCGCTTGACTAAACAAGGCGATTGTGGTAATATACAACAGAATTGATTGTCTCTACGGTTTGGGGACAAATAAACGGAGGAATTTAAATGGCTGCAACGGTTACGATTAGAGTTTATACCGGGGCGAGTGCGGCAGTTGAGTCTGCTGCTGTTTCGGGCGTTGACCTGATTAGTGCAGATAATGCCACAAACTCGCTTCCAAACAGGCAGGCGTATCCGATCACTGCTGGTGATCAGTCATATGAAAAGTGGGTTAAGGCGAGAGTAGATGCTGCCCCTGACAACTACGTGAATAACTTTCAGTTGTGGGGCGACGGCGCAGTTCAGTCATCTACTACGCTATATGTTGGGAAGACCGCGTCTGGTGTAACTCCAACAAATAGCGATAGCTCTGTTGCGACGAATAACTGGACAAGTTATCTAACTGGTTCAAGGTTCGCGTGGCACGCCACAAATATGACTGGTATCGGGAGTACAACTGATTATGCTGTGTTCCAGCTTGACGTTGACTCGGACGCCGCCGCAGGCAACTGGACGCAAGAAACTATAAACTATAGCTTCGATGAAGCTTAGGGACGTATCTTAAAATTGTGTTATAGGAGGCACAATGAGTAGAGTAGTTCTGGTAGTGGGGACTGGGAGGTCTGGGACCTCTGCTGTCTCTGGAGTGTTGCACAAACTTGGTATTCCTATGGGAATTGAGTTTGTGCCAGCAGATAAGAATAATCGCCTTGGGACTTACGAAGATGTAAGTTTCTTTAGGCGCAGCAGGGAAGGGCTTGGAACTGGATGGCTCGACGAATATGTCTCTATCCGTAGTGAAGATGCACCTATTTGGGGAGTGAAAGACCCGCATCTAACGATGCTCCTTGGAGAGTATTTGCCCTTCTTTGGTGACGACGTAAGGATTGTTGTTGCTCACAGAAATAGGGAGGCAACCATAAACTCCGTTGTGCGAGCATATGGAGTTGACAGGACGGTTGCAGAAGAGCGGTACGACGTAGTACACAATACAATGGTAAAGTTCCTTTCCGAATATGGTGGTGCATATATTGTTGTCGACTTTGACGCGCTTGTAGCAACTCCAGAAGTGGCAGTAAGCAGCATTGTTGACTTTGTGTTCGATGGAATGGAGCCTCCTGGCGAAGATGATATTTTTGACGCCATAAGGCACATCAGGCCGAACTTTGTAAGTTGGGACAAAGACGGGAAGTGGCAAGCGAGATATGTCAAGCCAGCAGTAGACGGATGGGGACGAATAGCAATTGGGACAAGGATTGCAAAGTTTCCTGAGTACCACTTCTTTTTAAGTTGGACAAAGCTACTAACTGGTGGAACAAGGCCAGGAGATGCGATCTTGATGCCTAGAGGGTGGATGCCTGCCCATTGGGCCGGGAGCGAAGTTGTTCGTGAGTTCTTAGAGTCGGAACAGAATAGCTTGCTATTTGTTGACGACGACATGATCTTTGAACAAGACGAGTTGGAGAGACTTCGTTCTAATAAGGCAAATTGGGATTATGACATCGTTGCAGGGTTTTGTACAAAAAGAGACTGGCCTCCATTGCCAGTAACATTTAGGCTGCTAGACCCGCAACCACCAATACCAGTCAGCCTGAACGGAGACGCTTTTGACAGAGTTGTTGACGTTGAGGATGGAGACATTATAGATGTAGATGCGACTGGGCTTGCATTTACCTTGATCAAGAGGCACGTTTTGGAAGCAATGACTAATGAGTATGGCCCGAACTTTACAGACTATTTTATGTATGATAGAGGTAGGGAGTCTGAGGACATTTACTTCTTTAGACGTGCAAGGGAACTAGGGTTTAGAATTGGGATTGACACAATTGCTAAACCATACCACATTGGGCAGAAGGCCCAGGGGTGGACTGATTTCAAGTCGTGGATGGCTAGACAGTCAAGGCCAGACGTCGTTGAGTTTAATGCAGTAGACTTGATTCCCATTTTGGAGGAAGCCATACCGCTGCTTGACGCGAATAAGGACGCGGCCATAAATGCGCTGCGCTATATCGGAGGAGACGGTGACTAGGGACATTGAATATAACATAGTTGTTTCCGACGGAGAAACTGGAGTGCTTATCAATTGGGGCGAAGAGCCAGATTGGATAGAGACACACAGTAAGATTTTGGACAACGCAGTTACAATGGCCCTTGTGCCGAAGAGTGGCATTCAGCGCCAGGCGGTCTCTGTAGACCTGGCTGGTGACAAGAAGTGGATTGTATTTAGTCGCGTTATCGGACAAATAACAAGTAATAAGGAAATTAGGCTCTATGCCATAGGGTGGCAAAAGACAACTTCAGATGGTGTTGCAATAAAGTCAATCGTGTGGGTCTATCCAGATGGGATGATAGAAGCCAACGAAGAGCCTAGCTTTGTAAGACTGTACATGAAATAACCAAATAGCCCCAGCAATTCAATGCTGGCTATCCGTGCCGCTTCAATCCAATGGTGGTGGCGCGTCGCAATATGCAGCCGGGATTGAATTCCCGGCTGTTTTGTTTTGGAGATACATATGAATGGGCCAAGATTTTTATATGGAATAGAGCTAGAGACAAGCTCTGTAGTTACTGCCACAATAGATTGGGGGAACGAACCCGGCTGGCTTACAACGTATGCAAGCGAACTTGCTAACGCTGATTTGATTCGCCTTACAAGAAAGGGGCAAGGCGGGAATGGCAGCATTGAGGTCGAGATCGGCGTTCCAGAATCCCCGATACTTTTTAGCAGGGTTGTTGGTAGGAATGGCGCTGGCTATGAAAGGCAGGTGCGCCTATATGCAATTGGGTGGTCAAGAGAGAACCCAACGCCGTCACAGCAGATAACGTGGGTATATCCTAATGGAGAAACGGAAGTTGCCGACGAGCCGACATTTACTCCGTATCCATAGAAAATATGTCTGATATATTTGAAGTTCATGGTATAACATTTATACGAACAGGGGAATGTCGACAATGTGGTGCCTGTGGCTGCGCGAAGCTAAAATGTCCTCATTTTGCTATGATTCGCGACAAGGCCAATTGTGACATATACGACGCTAGAGAACAGTATTGTGAAGAGTGCGGGATGACACATCAAAGTTGTATAAAATTTCCAGACAATCCGTGGATTGATGTTGTCCGTGATGGGACTTGTTCGTATACATTTGTGCGACAGGGCGGAGGGAGCATGGACAGATTGCCCTTTTTATACGGAGAGCAATGGTATAGGGGAGAATAATGGCGATCACCAAGGGGAACCATACCCCATCTGGAAACTATAATAACATCAATACTAGCTATTCGTTTTCCCATACGACACACGCCGATACAGACCTTCTTGTAGTATTGGTGCAGGCAGTTGACTCAAGTTCTTCCGATGCCAATGTTACTGGAGTAACATTTAATGGTCACGCATTGGCATGGGCAGCAGAATTTATTGATACATCACTTAACTTCTATACAGAAGCGTGGATTATTACAGAGACAACGTATGGTGCAGACCTTGGTGGAGTTACTGCTAATGTTCAGGTTACTCATGCCTCCAAGGTAACAAGTGGGTGTTCCACCGCGATTGATCTTATAACGGTTGACCAGTCTGATCCTGTTCAGGCAAGTAACACAAATAACGCTTCGACAAGTGCCACGTTCGACATAACCGTTTCTGGTGCTATTTCTGGTTCTATGACTGTCGCGGCAGCAACGACAGATGAGGGAAACCCCGCAGTTATTTCTGTTACGACTGGAACTCAGGCTACAGAAACAGACCAGGGCGGCACGGTTGTTTCTGTTGCGTATGTAGGAAGCAGTGGATATTTAGCGTGGCAATCTTCTTCAAGTACGCCGAACTGGAGCGCACTTGCCGTAAACTTCAATGAGGCTAGTGGTGGCACGGTAGAAGACTCTATTACCGCCGATGCCATTATTAAGAAGGGCAAGTCCCAATCAATAACTGCAGACGCCATCATTGAGACATATACATCTGGCCCGTTGACTGCAGACGCAATTATCAAAAAGGCAGTTACTGGCGCTATAACTGCCGACGCACTTATTTTTGCAGAGACTGAAGATGGTTTTACCGCTGATGCGATTGTAAAGAAAGGCAAGGCCCAGTCGTTTACAGCAGACGCGTTGATTGTTGTGTCGTCTGCTGGGGAGATTCTTGCTGACGCCATTATCAAGAAGGGCCAGGCGCAGTTTGTAACTGCCGACGCAATAATCAAGAGCGCGAAAAGTGGTGCTGTCACAGCAGACGCCGTAGTCAAGAAAGGCAAGGCCCAGTCGTTTACGGCAGACGCCGTTATTGCCGCAGCGCCAGAAAATTATATCACCGCAGACGCAGTCATTAAAAAGGGAAAGGCCCAGTCTATAACTGCCGACGCCGTCATTGAAGTTATTGTTGTTGGGCCTATAACCGCCGACGCCATAATCAAGAAGGGCAAGGCTCAGTCGTTTACTGCAGACGCATATATTACACTTGGCGCAGGTGGTGGAGCGGTTACGGCGGACGCCATAATCAAGAAAGGCAAAGCCCAAAGTGTAACCGCAGACGCAATCATAGTCGCAAGCGCGAGTGACAGCATAACCGCAGACGCAATAATTGAGAAGGCTTCTGCACAATCTATAACGGCAGACGCAGTCATTAAAAAGGGCAAGAGCCAAAGCGTCACGGCAGACGCATGGTTGCAAAAAATCATTAGCGATTCTATAACGGCAGACGCAATTGTCAAGAAGGGCAAGGCACAAAGCATAACTGCCGACGCCTATATTAGCGTTACTGGTGTGGAATCTATTACTGCCGACGCTATTATCAAGAAGGGGAAGAGCCAGTTTATTACAGCAAACGCCTGGATAGAAATAGCGCGAAGCGGGTCTGTGACTGCGGACGCTATAATTGCCAAGGCGACCGAAGATTCATTCACCGTAGATGCGGTGGTAAAGGTCGGGCAGGCAGGAAGCTTTACTGTAGATGCGATTATCAGCAAGGCAACTCCAGGTAGCGTAACAGCCGACGCAGTTGTAAAGAAGGGCTCTGTTGGTTCTGTTACGGCAGACGCGATTATTGGGCAGTATATATCTGGCAGTATAACTGCTGACGCGATTGTCGCAAGAGCGATTAGTTCGTCCGTTGTTGCAGACGCAATTATACTTTCCGTACAAGAAGTATCATTTACAGCAGATGCGAATATCAAAAAGACGGTAGGTCAGTCGTTTACTGCGGACGCAAGGATTATATCTCCTGGCCTTGGCAGTTTTACAGCAGACGCCTGGATTGTTGTTGCGAGAGCAGGCGTCTTTACTGCCGACGCAGTGATCATTGGAGTGCCGTGTCCGAACATTATCATTAATGTGATTGTTGACAATATCACTTGCAATATTTTTGAAGATAGTGTAGAATATGATTATGACTGTTAATTTGATGCGATTGTATTCAGTGGGGTTTATTGATGGCTAAAATAATTGTAGGAATGATAGGTGACTTTTTCTTAGGAGAGACTGTTGAGATAACTGTCCTTTGCAAGAAGGGGGGCGTCGCCCAAAATATAACAGCCGACACAGTTACGTTGACAATTAAGTCGAGCAAGTCCGACGCCGATGGCGCTGCTATTCTTCAACAGAATGCAGACGTCGCGACATATGGCGCGACTGGGACTGCATACTGGAATCTAGAACCCGCAACGACAGAGGCGCTAACGGTTGGTTCTTATTATATTGACATAGTGTGGTATGATGGCACTAAAGAACACGTCGTCTACGACAGGACGATAAATGTGAAAGAAAGAGTAAGTGATATTTAGGAGGATATGATGGGTGAGTTTTTAACCGCACAGAGTTTTGTGGTATGGCTTACTTCGACTGCTGGCCTTGGAGTCGGGGTTACATTTCTTGTTGGGTTAATCAAGAAGCTTTGGCCGAATCTCGAAGGGTGGGCTGCTATGGCAATCACCATTGGAGTTACAATCCTTTTGGGAGTTGGTGGGACTTTGGTTCTTGAATTTGGCGTGCTTGAATATGTTGAGCCATATTGGGGAGTAATTGTCGCGATTGCAACCATTATTGGAGGCTTTTTCACATCGCAGGCAATTTACCACAAAGCTCCAGTAAGTTCATCAAGGCAATAGGAGTTAGGGATGGAGGCACAGCAGGCTGCTATTGAATTTATTGAGCGCGTTGCACCAATGGACGACTTCCGCGACGCGCTTGCGATGTCTAGGAAGGCAATGGAGCTTAGTGTTGGCGGCGACGTTGAGGAGATGACTGGCATTGTCCGGTATATCTTCCCAAAGCTAAGGTTCGCGTGGCTGAATATGCAACGATACATTTTTGCATCACGATATTTAAGGCAAGACGACTTTGTGCTTGATGTGCCATGTGGAACTGGATATGGGACTGCTATCTTAGGGAGTAATGGGAATGACGTTCTTGGACTAGACATAGACCGTCGGTCTATAGAGACTGCATCTGATATGTATAAATTCCGCAATGTCCACTTTGACGTTGCCGATATGATGAATGACGAACTCCCGAAGGCGGACTTTATAACCTGCCTTGATGGGCTCGAACACGTTAGTCCTGGGTACGAACTTATAGAGAGATTTGTTGGAGCCCTTAGCGACGACGGAATACTCGTTGTTAGTGTTCCGGTAAACGAGTTGAAAATTACTGGCGGTATTAGGAATCCTTACCACGAAGAAGATTATGACATGGTGAAACTTACGGACTTGCTTAGCAGGTACTTTAGTTCTGTTCAGTTGTTTGGGCACGACCTGATGGGCTCTATCTCTGACATATCTTCTGCGTTTGACGGAATTACCGCCGTGTGTGAGGTTTAGTATGTGGAAGTATTGCACAAAAGAAGAGGTAGCAGACTTCTCTGGCCTTGCTGCTAGTGGTCTTAAGGACACGTGGAGTTTGGTTGTTGAAGGCATGATAGACGAACACACCGGACAGTCGTTTGGTGGGACTTCAACATATACAGAGACCCTGGATGGTGACGGCGTAAACGACACCATTATACTGCGGCACGCTCCAATATCGTCTGTTACGTCGCTAACTATTGACAGCGTCGATCTTTCTTCGACGGAATATAAGGTCTATGAAGCTGGATACATTCGCCTGGTTAGCGTTGCTGGCAGTTCTTTGGACAGGGCAACCGGAAGCTCAGGGACTGCATTTCCAGAAGGGCAACAAAACATAACGGTTGTGTATGTTGCGAATCAATCCACTGTCCCGGCGTTTGTGAAGCTTGCGGCAATCTTGTGTATAGAAGAGATCGCTTTGTACTACGAGAGGGCAGGGGCGAGTACGTCACTTGCGGTATCAAGGGCAACGCAGAGGGCCGGGGAAAGTGCCGGGAACTTTTTCGGATTCCCAACTGGCCTTGCTGCGAAGTTGCGCTACATCATTCGTGACACCATAGGACAAAAGTGGAGATTTAGCTAGGTGTATACTGTTCGCGTAACAGGTGCCGACCTTTGGGAAAAGCGTGTATACTACTTGTCGAACGATGGGCTTGAGCGCGAAGGCGCAATGCCAGTTCTCAAGGAGCTTGACAAGGTATTTAGGAAGACCCTTGGCGATCTATTCGAGCCTGGCGCTGGAGGTAAGGGCGTAAAGTACAAGCACGGTTATACAGGAAATTACCTGCGAAACTTGCATAGTGTTGTAACTCCAAGCCAGCTTCAAATAATAGAGGGCAACCCAAAGGGCGGTAGAGAAATCCGCGAAGGCGGACCGACCGGAACGTTTTATGAGTTGTATGATTGGGCAAGGAAGAAGCTGAAACTGGAATGGTATGACGCTGAAGACCTTGCAGAAGCAATGGAGAATCGTGGGTATATTGGAACAACAGGTCCTATACTAGCGGAGTACCCAAGCGGAGGGTCAATGTTCAAATTCCCTGAGTGGATTGTAAAGGTAAAACATTGGGGAGACCTGGAGAAAGCATCTAGACGGGTTGATTCTCTTATAGTGGCGTATTTATCAAGGTAGAATTATGGGCGCATATACATATGCAGAAGGTATAAAGAATGTACTTATAGCCGACTTGAGCCAGTTCCAAACTGACGATAGCGGCGAGAATTTGGGCGTTGGTTATATTGGGTGGGACTCCGCGTTGAAGTATGCAAGGGACAATGGGCTTGATTATTTTGGGTCTATATTCCCTGCGATGGGGAGTTCTCAAAGCCCAAAGGCATTCCAGTATGGAATGTGGCAATGGTCATATTATGTCAGGCTACACGTCAAGTTTGACGTTGCGGCGTCGACCTCTCCAGACCAAAAGGTTGCCGAGTTGGCGGACGACGTTTTTGAAGCATTGATAAACTCGGTGAATGTCCGCACTATAACTTCAACAGGAGCCCTAACAATAACGGACGTCAATTACATGGGCGAACCAGAAAACATTAACGATGTCACATACTTGACGCTAGAGTTTTTGGTCGCCGTGAAAGCGCAAATAGAAAGAGCATAGAATGGAACAAAAATATAGCGATGGTTTCTTGACTTGTATGCAGGCATGTGATACAATCTCTTTAATATGTGGAATGGACACTAATAGCATGATCATGTATGAGGACGATTTTGTAAAGGCGTGTGGAGTTATACTTAGAACACAACTGTCCGATCTTCCAGAACACATGGTCAAACCAATAGAGAGAGTTCAGCGCGAGCTTGCTAAATTCTTACAGATAGGACTAGGGGCACATGAGGATTTTAACAGTAGCACCGGGGCCAAGGTTCTCTACGTTTGACACGTTTAAGTATTACACTAAGGCGTTTTCAGACTTAGGGCATGAGGTCGCGGCGTTTAATTATCACGACCACTATGCGTATCATGCAACTGCACTCTCGTATATAGAGGATGGAGATGCAGAGGACTTGGGCCTTCAAAAGAGAGCGATGTTGCTCGCCGCTGAAGACTTGATCGCAAGGGTGGCTCGCAAGCAGCCAGAATTGATCTTTGTTGTGTCTGGCCTTGCGTTACCTCCAGGAGTTTGGGACTGGCTAGACACATTTAGGAGTGGGCTTGAAAAGAAGTTTGCGACGATGTGTCTGTTTACAGAATCGCCATATATTGACGAAACACAGTACCCAATTCTGGAACGTGTCGACTATGCAGCGACTATGGACTTTTCCAGCTTGCAAAAATTTGCAGATGTGAATGAGAACTCGTTGTATATAAGACATGCTTATGAACCAACGGTTCATAAGCCACAGCCTATGTCCGTTGATCACATGGCAGATGTATTTATGGTCGGGACTGGGTTCCCTGAAAGGATAAATCTGCTAACGTCTATAGACTGGACAGACATAGACTTGAGACTTTTTGGTGGCAACTGGGGCGACTTAGGGGACGGACTGGACAAGTATTATAGTCCTGAGTTCCTAGATAACGAAGAAGAAGTTCCGTTGTTTTATACAAATTCAAGAATTAGTTTGAACATTTACAGGACGGCCAAATGGCCTGGTGAAAATGTGTTGCACATTGAGCCAGGAATAGCTTATAGCGTGTCGCCGCGTTGCTATGAGATTCTAGGGAGCGGCGGGTTCCTTCTTACCGATTCACGGCCAGAGCTCCTAGAGCTTTTTGAGGACGGGAAGGACATTGTTGTTTTTGATGGCGCAGAAGAGCTTGGCGACAAGATCAAGTTCTATCTTAGCCATCCGCGCCAGAGGGACAAAATTGTTGCTTCTGGCAGGCGAGCCGTTTCTGGACATACATATATGTCCAGGGCCGCAAAGATTTTGAAATATATAAACGATAACCGGAGGGTGTTATAATGGCAAAGGTAGTATGTATTGACGCTCTCGTCTATTTTGATGGCAATGTTTTGGCAGAACGGTCAGACGCAACTATTAGTTGGGACACCGATATTGCCGAAGCGCGTCCATTCAAAGCCTCCGCTGCTGAGGCGTTTGCTGACAAGTCTCCTACGTGGAAGAGTTGGACTGCGTCGCTTGAAGGTTTTTATGACGATTCAGACGACGCACTCGTGACTGCCGCAATCGAAAACACTCGCGGAATGCTTATTGTGTACCCGACTCGTGCGAATATGACGAATTACTGGTACGGATATGCCTATATCGCGAATGTTGAACACGGCATTAACTCAGAGGACTTCTCAAGCCTAAGCGGTGAAGCTGAGGGTGACGGCACTCTGAAATGGGTGAATAACTAGCAATACAACCGGGCGGGGAGGTATATAGCCTTCCCGCCCATATACACAAACTTTTAGGAAAGGGATACAGTAACATGGCGAATTACAAGTGGGACGAAGAACGACCTCTTATTTTGTACATTGAAGATCAAGAGGTAAACCTTGAGACAAAGGGAGTTGAGTACGCAAAGCAATTTGGTCAATTGACTTCATGGCTTGGGCGCAATGCGCTTCCTGCACTTATGGGTGCGCTTGAATCAGGGCAGCTTGAACAGACGGACGACTATAGTGTTGCAATTAACTTGATGTCTAACTTTATGGAGTTGGGCTTTACACCTGAAGCACTTGTCGAGCTATCTGGAATTATAATCAACAGGGACAAGGCTTTTGTTGAAGAATACTTTGACCCTGGTTGGTTTATCGAAGCATTGCTGAGATCGTTCGACTATCGACCTGGAGTAAAGTCTGCGTTCGCGAGTTTGTACCAGAGGTTTTTTCTGGCAACACGCTCCGACGGAGACGATGAAGAGGGTCAAGCATCAGATTAGGCAGGCTTACGGGTTCACTGACGAGCAGATTCTTGCTCATATAGAAGAGTATGGCGAAGAGTGGGCCTTAGAATCTTACAGATTCATTATGGAGGATAAAAATTTGTACTGGCAAACCATGACTGCAGTTATGCCTCTAGCTAGGACTCCACAGGACAAGAAATTCGCAAAGTCGCTAAGGACGTACTCTAAAGAGCTACGCAAGACTTTGGAAAAGACGTTCGCGCCGTGGATAGAGCAAAAGAGAATAGCTGCAATCAAGAAGCGCCTTGCAGAGCCTCCAAAAAGCGTTGCTTATGACGAGTCGGGGAACGTGATTGACTTTAGCGATCCAGAGTGGTGGAAGAAGGTAAAATGACGGGCGACAAGTTTGTAGTTCTGAATGACCGCGTTGAGGTTAAGTGGTCTACAAGAACTAAAGGACACTATGTTGAACGCGGGTACAAGTATACTGCTATGGGTGACACTTTTCGTGTTGATGTCAGCGATCTTCCTGAGCAGTCAAAAATCAAGGTTCTTGTTCAGTGTCCAGAGTGCAAGCTAACTAGGAAAGTTGCTTGGCAGTCAATAGCTGGGAAGGACAATACTTATTGTCAAAAGTGTGGGTCTAAAGTTGCGAACTTTGAGGACTTGACTGATAAGACCTTTGGGAGGCTATATGTCCAAGGGCTTTCTGACAGGCGCGGGAATCGTGGGCAGTATTACTATAACTGCCTGTGTGAGTGCGGGAATGAAACAGAGGTTGAGGCTTCTGCCCTGTCCTCTGGCGCAACGCAGTCTTGTGGCTGCTTGCAGCGGGAGATTTCTAGCGAGCGCATGAGCGGAATGACTGGCGAAAAGAACCCAATGTGGGATGCGACAAAGTCCGACGAAGATAGATATAGTCGACATAGTGAGGCTGCGCACCAGGCGTGGCGAGAGGAAGTTTTGGAACGTGATGGTTATATGTGCAGGTGTTGTGGTTCTGATGGGCCACTACACGCTCACCACATAAGACCATACACTGAGAATAAGTCGTTACGGGTTGATGTTGAGAACGGAATAACTCTGTGCGATAGATGCCACATGGAATTTCACGCGAGCTACGGCGCGTTTGGTGTGACAGAAATCGAGTTGGCAGAGTTCATGGGGGAATGTAGCGAATAGTGGCGACTCCTGTAATTATTGAAGTCAAAGCTAATACGTCTCAAGCCAAGCGCGAGTTTGCAAGCCTTGGAAGTTCCATGAAGTCATTTGGGGCGAGTATACGGTCTGTGGTAGCAATGTCGTCGCAGGCCGTTACTGGTATTCGCCAGATGGCCCAGGGCGTTCAGAACCTTGGGTTCACAATGTCTGCAATGATCGGGCTTCCTGTTGCAGGTGCACTGAAAAAGGTTGCAGAGGAAGCTACCTCATTTGAAAAGAAGCTAGTCGAAGTCGAAAAGACGACTGGCATGGCAAAAGACCAAGTTGCCATACTTGGAGAAGAACTTCGCAAGATGGCAATGACAACGCCGACAACGGCAAAAGACCTTGCTGATCTTGCAGGCGAAGCTGGTCGCGCTGGTGTTGGACTTGGCAATATGCTTGCCGGGAATGTTGCCGCAGCGAGAGAAGAGATTCTACAATTTGTCCGCGTTATGGACATGATGCAAGTCTCTACTACGCTAAATGCTAACGAAGCAGCAACTGCATTTTCGAGATTCATAACGCTCTTTGACGAGATAGACACAACTACAATCGAAAATCTAGGATCGGCAATTAACGAGCTAGGTCAATCTTCGTCCGTCTCAGAAGACGAAGTTGTTGGCGCAATGCTTAGAATAGCACCTGCGGCATCAACGCTTGGCCTGTCTGCCGCTGACGTTGCAGGACTTGCAACTTCGATCACGCAGATGTCGGAGAGTATGTCTCGTGGTGGTACAAGGGTCCGCGTTGCCCTTGAACAGATGACCATTAACTACAAAAAGGCCGCAGAGCTACTTGGTATTAGCACAGAAGAAATGGCTAACAAGCTAAATGAAGAAGCGCTGCCAACTTTCATGGAGATGGTTTATGCGATAGGACAGATTGAAGACGCCACAATGGCAACTCAGGTTGCTATGGACATTTTTGGAACTACTGGCGCTAATGCAGTTAAGCGGTTTGCTGCGGCGTATCCAGAACTGCAACAAATGATGGCAATTTCAAACCAGGCGTTTGAGGACGGAACATCACTCCAGGTCGAGTTCGAACGTGCCCTGACCGCGACTGCGACACAGTTCGACATTTTGAAGAACGCAGTACTTGAAGTCGGGTATGTTTTTGCAGAAGACCTGTTGCCAGTCGCGCAGGAGATAATTAGCGCATTGATTCCCGCAGTGCAAGAATTAACAGACTGGGTCAGGAAGTTGACAGTAGAACAAAAAATGATGGCAGTTGGGGCAGCGGCATTCCTAGTGGTTGGGCTGCCACTGCTCGCGCTATTGGGTTCTATCGGATTCGGCCTGTCCATGATTGTGAATGGTGCTGTTAACCTTATTGGGGGTCTTGTCGGACTCATTGCAACATTCGCGACGTTCGGTGGTGGGCTGTCGCTTATATCAACACTCCTTGGTGGTCTTGCCGCGATACTTGGCGGAGGTCTTGTTATAGCACTGCTCAAGTCTGGAGACGGATTTGATGTTATAACTGACAAGCTGCACGAAATAGCAGAAGGGGCGTTTGACTGGGGAGACAATCTAATTGCCAATATAGCTGAGGGCATTGTTTCAGCAGCCGCGAGCACACTGGTTCGCGCCCTAGAGTTTGTTGGTGGCATTATTTCTATGTTCCTTGAGGGCCACTCTCCTCCAGAGGCAGGCCCACTTAGCTCCATTAATGAATGGGGCTCAAGGCTTATAGACACCTACCTACAAGGGTTCCTAAATGCAGACTTCGGGATACTAAAAAAGGTCTCACAGATTATAGCCAGCGTCCTTGAGAATATGGCGGCAATAGGCCAAATGGACGAAGTCAATATTGGGGCAGCACTTGCAGATGCCAGGACTCTTGTTTCCGAATTGATTGATGTGTTCAACAAGACGGGAGTCATTGCCGAAGATATACTTGGCAAGATAGAAGATATGCTTGGCGAAGCAGGTGACGAGATCGTACAACTGCTAAGACTCCAGCTTCAATACAATCAGGCATTAAAAGAGCTTGAGAAGATAAAGCAGAAGAAGTCTGATATTGAAGAGTCATACCAGGCAGAGGCTCGTGCAATTGCTGCGCGCACAGACCTAACAGAAGCAGAGAAGCTTGCTGCTATCAGGGCGGCAAAAAAGAGGCGAGACCTTGCGCTGTCGAATGCAGAGACAGAGGAACAAGTAGCGCAAGAGAATGTTGACAGCCTAAAGACTCAAGTTGAATGGCAGCAGGAGTACATTGGAGCGCTTCAAGACCAGGACGACGCTCTTCTAAATTATCTTGAGGCGCTTAAGAAGCTAAAGAAAACCATTGAGGGAGTTGGGAGTAGCATAAAGTCGCTTGCCGACAAGATTGCAGATTTAATAGCAGACTTGCTAAGACAACTTGAGGTCAACAAGCGACTGCAAGAACTGTATGAGTCTCGTGGCATGGACACGACGCCATTGCTTCGTGAAGAGCTTAGCCTGCGCAAGAGGCTTGTGAAAGCCCTCATGGAAAAGAAGCTCATGTATGAGGACTTGAACAAGACTAAGCCAGAGGACGAGTGGCTAAAGCTGTCTGAGGCCGAAGAGCAAATGCTAAGTGACAACATCGACAGAATACGCGAGCTAGAAGACTCGTTGAATATGTCGGTGCCAGATACACTAATTCCGCCAGTTGACACGTCCGACTACGCAAGCGGGGCAGAGGACATCGCTGGATTTGTTGGAAAGATCGCCGACCTTGGTGGTACTGTAACAAACACACTTGAGAAGGGCAAGGCACTTTGGGAAGCGTTTGTACAGGGATTCTCTGGCGAAGACCTTATTCCGACCGAAATTGACATGAGCCTATTTGGAGATATATCTGAGGGGCTTCTAGGTGCGATACCTCAAGAAGAACTCGCTGCAATGGCCGGTGCGCTTGACGAGAGCGCAACAAAGTTTTATGGATGGGGCAAGAAAATAAAGGACGTTTGGGATACAGTTAGCCAAACATTCGAAAACATAAAGACTGGTATAGAGTCATTCAAGGACAGAATAAAGTCTATATTCGGTGGAGTTGGTGATGCGATTGGGGAATCTGGAATAACGGACGGCACAACCGAGATGGGGAGTGCCTTCCAAAAATATGCGCCGATTTTGGGAACATTCGCTGCGTCATTGTTCTTACTAAGGAATCCACTATTAAAGCTTGCTGGCTGGCTAGTTGCTCCTTCTGTGATAGGCAAATTCGGAGATGCTTTTAGGGGGTTGACAAAAGTCGGTGGTCCGCTATCTAGCCTTGCGACTTGGTCAACGACAGTGTGGCCCAAGGCAGGGAAGAAGGCCGGGAGTGCTATGCAGACTCTTGCGCTCAGGGCCATGTATTTCAAGGACGGGATGAAGAAAATCCCATCCGCGCTTGGAACAATCGGCGGGGCAATAAAGTCAAAGTTGTCATTCTGGAAGCTTGGACTTAGCTGGGTAAAAGATTTTCCTGGCGAAGCCGCAAAGATGTTTGGAGGGAAAGTTCTTGGGTCAATCAAGGGATTCTTTAGCATCTTCTCAGGTGGGCTTAGCACAATTGGCCCTGCAATTGCTGGTATAGGTTCTACAATAGCAGGTGCCGCTGGTTCTATAGCGACATTTGTTGCAGCGGCATCGGGTATCATTGCAGTCGTTCTTGCAGTTGTCGGCGTCATCGTCGCGGCTGGCGTCTATATAAAGCGCAATTGGGACAAATTCCGTGACGCTTTTGTACAAATTTGGGATAATATAACAGGTGCCGTTAAGGGCTTTATGGAAAATATAAAGTCCGCGCTTGGCATTGGTGAGGGCAGCGGCAAAAAGTTTGGCGACGTCCTTGAGGATATATACAAAAAGATTGAACCAGTTGCCAAGTTTATTGCTGGTGCATTTACAAAGGCACTTCAAATTGTTGCCGGGCTAATAAAGATCATACTCCCTGCACTTGGCAAGGTGTTCGGTGGAGTCATAAAGGGTATAATCGAGCTAGTCAAAGCAATATTTGACATACTCAGCGGAATAGTGTTGTTCTTTGAGGGCTTGTGGAAACTCATAACTGGTGACACTGAGGCCGGAAAAGAGAAACTGAAAGAAGCCTGGGGAAAGATCAAGGACGCTGTTATGGGCGTTCTAAAGGGACTCCTAAAGGCTATCGGTGGCGTGTTCCTTGGCATATTCGACACTGTTATGGGTATAGTCAGGAGCCTTGTTGACGGCCTTGTTAATCTATTTGGCCTACAAGGAGTTGTAAAGAAGATTAGCGACTTTGTCAACAAGATAATTGGGTTCTTCAAGAACTTGTGGAACAAGCTGATTGGGAACTCGATCATTCCAGACATTGTAAACGGCATCAAGGAGTGGTTTAAAAAGCTACTCAAGCCATTCCAGCCAGTCATTGATATGTTCAAGAAGTTCCTTGCATACATCAAAAAAGCTGCGGAATTTGTATCCGTGGCATTCAAGACTGGTGGTGCAGAGAAAGGGTTCTCTGTATTGGCTAAAGTTCTTGGCCCATTCAAGCAAATACTTGGGCCTGTTGTAGATATGTTCTACAGACTCTACAAATTCCTAAATCCAATTATTGCGGCGCTACAGAAGGGATTTAAGGAGGGAGGCATCAAGGGTGCATTTGAGGCACTAAAGAAAATATTGCCAGATGTACTAAAAAACTTCAAGAAGTTACTTGGCAGTATGATGACAATGGTTCCAAAAGTGCTCATTGGCATCGGCAAGAAATTGTGGCCTTGGATAACGGGCACGTTGATTCCTTGGGTAAAGGACGTGGTTGGCAAGGTATGGGAATACCTACAAGCGAATGTGCCAATCTGGTGGGAAGCAATAAAGACTTGGTTGTCTGAAACGGCGGCGAAGTTGTGGAGTTGGATCACGACAGTCCTAATTCCTTGGGTCTCGAACTTGATTACACAAGTCTGGACGTTCTTGCAAACGAACCTGCCTATTTGGTGGGAGGCGTTCAGGACTTGGCTGTCAACAACCGCACAGAAGTTGTGGATGTGGATCACAACTGTTCTTTTGCCGTGGGTGATAGAAATTATTGCAAAGGTCGTGTCATTCTTGCAAACGAACCTGCCTATCTGGTGGGAGGCGTTCAGGAACTGGCTGGTGACAACCGCGCAGAAGTTGTGGGCGTGGATAACAGAAACTCTAATTCCTTGGGTCGTGGAGATCGTCGGGAAGGTGTGGGCATACCTAAAAGAAAACCTGCCGATTTGGTTCAAGGCGTTTTGGGAAACAGTTGGGACTATTGCTGCAGCGCTGTGGGAATGGATTTCGACCAAGCTGATCCCGTGGGTTGTAGAAACGGTACAAAAGGTCGTGGCATACCTTAAGGAAAATCTGCCTGGCTGGTGGGCAAAGTTCAGAGAAGTCCTTGGAACAATTATAACTGGACTATGGAACTGGATCACCACAAAGTTGATACCGTGGATTGTGTCTACGGTGAAGAAGGTTGCGACATACCTAAAAGAGAACCTTCCAAAGTGGTGGGCAAAGTTTAAAGAAGCGATTGGCGAGATCATTACAAAGCTGTGGTCGTGGATCACAACTACACTTGTCCCTTGGTTGAAAGGACTTATAGACAAGGGCGTTGAATGGCTTGGGAAAATTGCAACAGATTGGTGGAACAAGATCAAAGAGGGTCTTGACAAGATTGCAGATTACTTTAAGGAGATATTTGATACCATAAAGGAGACTGTTGAGACTGCAATCAAAGCTGCAATCAATGGCATGATCGACTTTCTCGAAAAGGGGATCAACACCATCATAAATGGAATAAATAACCTTATTGGTGCAGTAAACAAAGTCCTTAAGGGATTAGGTCTTGGCGAAATTGGGCTGCTTAGCGAAGTGCGTATACCAAGACTCGCAAAGGGTGGCATTGCGATCAAGGAACAACTTGCGATAGTTGGGGATGTTCCAGAGGCAATCATCCCGCTTGATAGACTGCCAGACCTATTTGGCGCAGGAGGTGGGAATTCGCCGCCGAATGTAAACATAACTGTTAGCGGGAACACAGTTAGAAGTGATGATGATATTGATAGAATTGTTAGAGAGGTATCAAGAAAACTTGGGCAAGAGCTTGGATTTAAGGCAAGGAACCTTGGGAGGAGCATGGCATAATGGCACACATTTTGGAACTTAGCGACGGGAGTACTACGGTTAGCTTCGTTGGGTCTAGTGGTACATCATGGTGTTTAATCGAAGATGGCGGACTTATTATAGAAACGCCGCAGGTTTCACTCGCACGTACTGGTGGATATATAGGATATGCAGGGTCTTCCGCTGCTGGCATATCTTATGACAATAGAAGGATACGAATTATCTTTGAGGTAGTAGGAGATGACAGGGACGACATTGTAGATAAATTGATCGTTATAGGACGGTTAATCAGGCAAGCTATAAATGCAGAGATGCGTCCAAGCGACATTGGGAAAGTATTCCTGAAGTATCAGATCGACACGCTGACAAATCCAGTTTATTTCGACGTTGTATATGGCATCCTTAAATTGCCAGACAACATAATGTCGGTTGAGGCGTTGAATTGGGTTACAACTGGCGACCAGGATACAATAAAGGGCTTTTCGCTAGAGCTAGAATGCAAGCCATTTGCCAGAGGCGCGGAAGTCTTGGTGGGGAGTGGCACCATAAATAATACGAATGATTCATATTATGACAATTATATTGCTATAGCAGGATCGGCAATAAATGGAGATATTCCTGGGCCTGCAAGGATTAAGCTAGAGGGGAATAGCTCTGATTCTGGCGTTAGAAATCCTGTATGGGTAGCCGCGAAACCATATTACAATTCCTCTTTTGTCATGGAGTGGGAGGCGGAGAGTATGGACTATGCGACCTTCGGTGGTTCGCTAACATCTAAAAGCACTGCATATTCGGGAGGGACAGATGCAACTGGAGGATATGCCGTCGAGTTTAGCATTTCGTCATCTGTGGAGGTCAACCTTTTAAGGAAAGCCCTTGGTATTGGTCAAGCCCTGTATGGGAAGGGCAAGGTCAGAGTATTTGCGCTTGGGAGTTTCTCTAATGAGTGTACTTACAGAATGGCAAACACGAATCCAGATGGAGTGTCTTTTACCTATTATGAAGCACATAGGCCAGCGCAAGACTATCATGCAACAAATAACTATATTTTTGATCTTGGTGTGATAGAAAGAGTACCATCTGACTTTGCATACGGAGAAACACCAACCGGGAACTATGTATATCTTACTGCATTGCCAGATGACAGCGGAACAAAGAATGTTAGGGTAGATGCCCTAATGATGCTTCCCGCAGAAGACTATTGTTACAGGAAGTTGGAGTTGATGGGGACAAATGGCCCAGACACGTCAGGCTCATTTATTGAAGATAATGGAATTAGAGACTGGGTTCGGTTTGGATATACGTCTTCAATATTCCAGTCTGGAATTGGTACCGGGTTGCCAATTCACCTAGAACCTGGGGTTGCAACAACGGTGTACTTTCTTGTTGAGGTAGCAGGACTATATGTTCCATCTAAAGCAAGCCCTGTCTATATTTATCATACTCCGTATTACCTTAATATAAGGGGCACAGAATAATGGCACAAGGATTTAAAGTTGCGATATATAATTATACAAGTGATGTAGATGATATATTTGGTTCTATAATTGATACATTAAGTCTAGAAGTCCGCGACCTTGTATTTACAACGAAGAATCCTGGCGGGTTTGCAGAATGTACATTTCGTGTAAATGCGACAAATACAGACGCATATGTTATGTATTCAAGCTATTATCACAATTTTATACGGGTGACTGATGGTACTGGAGAGATTGTATGGGAGGGTAGGATCGAGACTATTACATACGAGCCTGGGCAAGCGACATTCACATGCAGTGGTCTTTGGGCAAACACATTCGACGCGATGTACGATGATGGTTCATTTAGTGGGAACCCTGGCGCGGAGCATTCTATTCTAAATGAAGATAGTGTCAGGGAATTTAACTCAACATATCTTTTGCTTGCACAAAGTTTTCAGCTTTCGGAGCCCCTGGCTATACAGAATATAGCCGTAAGGCTAACCAATGACGGAACAAGCGCCCCTGGTGAGTACATAATTGTATCGTTGCGTGAAGATTCATCTGGCAGTCCAGCATCTACGACTCTTGCAACAGTGACAATACAGACAGAAACGATAGGAACAGAAGAGACTGTGTTTACAGGGCTTTCTACGAGTTACCGCCTAAATGCCGATACTCCTTATTGGATAGTTATAAATGGCGGCGTGAATACAACTGCCGATTCAATAGGGTGGGCTTATGACAGCGGTGCAGGCTATACCGATGGGTCTATGAAGTATTACACTTCTTCGTGGGCGGCATTTACAGGAGACGCAATCTTTTATGTGTGGACTTGGCCTAGATTCTATTATTACAGTGTAGACTTTGAGAATGGTGATTTTGAAGACAATGATGCATCATCATCATTTGACAACTGGACTGGCAGTGCTGGTACTGGAACGATTGCTGTAGAAACATCGAATGTTTATGAAGGTTCTAGTGCGTTAAAATTAACTGCTGGCTCTGGAACAGACACATATTTATGGCAGGATTTCCCTGTAGTTATGGGTAGCGACTACACACTTTCATTTTATACAAGGGGTGACGGAACATATGCTGGAAGATATTGTATATGGGACTTAACGAATGGCGCTCAAATAAATACATGCTATACTTCTACTGGAATTGCTGGCACGTCATACACTTTAGTCGAAGCAGATTTTACAGTCCCAGCCACTTGTAAGAAGGTAAGGGTTATCTTTGCTTGCCCGTCAACGAATGGCGGTGTTGCATACTTTGATTATGCAAGCCTGGATGGAGATTATTCATCTGCCGCTGATGTTATTTATGACGCAATCACGCAATCGAACTTTGTGAAAGATACAACTGGATATATATTTGATACTGGAATAGTTCCGATAAACCCAATTATGTTCACAAACAACGAGAGGCCAGGAGATGTGATAGGAAAGGCTATGGCATTCGGCTCGTCTTCTGTTACTCCTCTTGTTGTTGGTGTCTATAAGGACGCAACAATGTTTGTTGGCAAAGTAGAAGAAAACACGCGCGTTTGGTACATTAACAATTCTCTTTTGGTTAAAGGACAACAGGCACTTTCAATAACAAGTGGGCTTGATGGGATGAAGACGCGAGTTGCGGTTTTATATAGCGGGTCTGTAGGCGAGCGAAATATTACGCCGTGGGTTCCAATAACTGCCCTGTATAATAGGTTTGGGTATAATAGAGACGGGGTATATAGTATTGCAGGGGCATCAGAGGCGACTGCTGATATTCTGTCAGATGTTGTAGCTAGTGCATACAGCAAGCCGAAACAGACCGCAGGCATTTTAATTGGGCCAATTGTGATGAACGGTATTGGCGGAAAATTCCCGTCATCGTGGGTGAAGGCTGGAGATAAAGTGGTGCTAACAAACATAATTCCGTCTACTGGTGGAGGAATAGACGATTCAGATGTTACAGAATTTATTGTGCAAGAAACAAGTTATGACGCAGAACAGAATAGGCTTGTTGTCACTCCAACAGATGTGTCAGGAACACTAGTTGATATTATCCTTACGCTTGCAGGGCTTAGTGGGGGGAGTATGGTATAATGGCAGTAAAGGATGAAGTTTTAATACCGAAAAAGGGCGATCAGTCTATAGAGGGGAATGTCTATCCTGCGACAGACGGGAGGTGGAACTTTGGTTCCTTGACTGCAAGATGGCATAAGATAATTGCGAAGATACTCAGTGTCATAAACATTGAATATACGGGGAATCTAAAGCCTGAAAGAGACGGCACGACTTATACGGGGTTTGTTTTTGTCCCGTTGCTCGACCCGCTTACTCACTCTTCATTCGGCGGAGCGAGCTTTAGCGACGTTGCGGCATTGACAAAGATAGAGAACACAAGCTGGAGCTCAACAATCCCAGCAGAAGCTAGGGCGCTTGCAATTAGAATGGCAATTAGGGATAGCGGCAGTTCCACCGTGACAAGTTGTGCCGTGAGGCTATATGCATATTCTACAGCAACGCAACATGGGATGGAAGTACAGTGTGCAGGGATAAACAATGACGCGCTTGCATCATCACATGCTATTGTCCCATGCACGAATGGTGATATTTGGTATACAGTCGACGCAACGGGGACAAACACGCTAGATATATGGCTTCGGTGTACCGGATACTTTATTTAGAAAACTGACTTGATCTAACATTTTGCCTATGCTATAATTGAATGGCATAGGCATTTTATTAGGGAGGAATTTATATGGGATGGAAAGACTTGACGTTTACAGTTAGAGACTCTCTTCTTGCACAAAAGATCGCTGGTATACCAGTTGAACTGCTGGCAGAGAAAGTCGGTATTCGCCCAACCACACTAGACAGAAGGCTTAGAGAGTGGGCGCAGGTAAACGACCTTGGTCAACTTAGGAAGCCACAGAAGGCTCTTACAAGGTGGGACACTCCACCAAGGTTCAAGGGCGACGCAGTTGTTGCTGGCGACCTGCATTTGCCATACCTTGACTATGACTTTGCAGGCATTATGTTAGACACAGCTATGGTGCTACTTCCGAAACCAAGACGCCTAATAATAGCTGGCGACTTATTCAATATGGACGTGTTTAGCAGATATATTGCTACTAACCCATACACGCCGTCTTTTAGGGAAGAGCTAGAGGTTACAGTGAAATTCCTAGAGGACGCACTAGGCGTATTTGACTACATAGAAGTATTGCTAGGTAATCACGAGTTGAGATTTGTATATCGGTTGCTTGGCGAAGTTGGCAATGAGGAATTGGGCAAGTTGATCGGTGTAGACAATGTGAATTTTTATGAGTATTCTCATTGTATACTTGACACAATAAACGGTGATTGGCGAATAACACATCAGGCAAGCTATAGTGTAAATTCGCAGAGCGTTGGCAAAAAGCTGGCACATAAATTCAGACAACATATCATCACGCACCACCAGCACAAAGTCAGCAAGGGGTTTGACGATTCTGGACAGAGCGTCATTATAGATAATGGGTGCTTGGCAGACCCTGGGGTTATCCCTTACGCGAATCAAACAGATTCCACTGCTCCAGTAATGACACAGAGCTTCGTTGTTGTTAGGGACGGTGTTGGGAATCTATTTGCGAATGACCCGTCATTTACAGATTACACATTCTTAGAATAAAAAAAGAGGGCAACGCGGACTTGGAATTAGTCCTGCCGCGCTGCCCTACCTTTATTATGTGCCATCGTGCTTTCGTTCGTCGTGGCATATAGCCCTATTCACACGATAGCAAGGAGCCCTCTTGTCAGGTTATACACGCGGCCCGTCGATTCGCCCCCCGTTCCTCCGCTCAATGCCATTTCTCGCATATCCGCGACTTGCTATATCCCCGAAGGGCTGCTGCGCCTCATACATAGAATTCTCATTTAAGGGTGGCGCGTCGCGCAAATGTCCGTTCTGCCATCTCGTGGCGGTTGGCCGACAAGGTCTTATTGACCGGAGGCAGTCCTGCGCCACCCGCTCCCTCTTCGCGCCGTACAGTATGCTTCGCGTGCTTTTTCAAGGCACGCACCGTACATTATTAAGCCCGGAGAAGTTGCGGGGTGCAGCGGTACTCCGCTGTGTATAGCACCTGTCTTTGTGCCCCACGATAATTATACGCGAATTGTATCACTTTGTACCGAATGTAACCATGCTATTCTGCCTTAGCCCCAAGCTTCCCGACAAGCCAATCTGTCACTTGGTCAGGCCATTCGCCACTTAGTACAAATTTATACTCTTCTAATACAAACTTATCTTCGCCGTCGTTATACTCCCTAAACACTGTCCCGCTTTTAGTCGCAAGGCTTATAACGGCAGTGATTTTTGTTTCTTTTAGCACATCATACTTAATGTATTCTAGCGCTCCCGACTTTGTTCCTACGCCAATTGCAGTATCAACGGTTTCCTGCCACGAGTCATTCTTTAGCTCTACGTTGTCCGCATCTTCGTCTGCCGATGCAAGTTTAGATGCGGCTCCAGAACTGAGTAGTGTTAGCTTGAATACTGACTCTGGTAAAACACCGCGCTCCTCACAAAGAACTCGATATACCCTAAGCCTGCTGAAAAGCGTTTGTCTGCTCTTGCCAGTCATGTCTGCGACATGGGACAAATATGCCTCAAGTGTTGGGAAGAGCGGGACATACGTTGCCTCTGTATTCCCGCTCTCGCACCGTGGGCAAAATTCGTCGTCTGAAAACTCTTCGCCCTCATATACAAATCCACAAGACTTGCAAGTAAACTGGACTGCAGTAAGGTTTAGAAACGTCTTTGTTTTCCATACCAAATACAACCTAGCCATTCCACGTTCTACAACGTATGTACCTACTGCCAATTCGCTGACTATGGTCTCGGTATCCTTTTCAATGTTACCAGTTATAGCCGGGAATGACTGGTCAGCTTTAGTCAGTTCGCTCGCTGTCATCATCATCTGTTTCGTTGTCCTTTAGGAATTCTGCAACTGCTTCAGTCCACGTTTTTTCAGAGGGGGACCCTGCAAT